CCTTCAGGGATGGAGTCGGCCTTGATGAACAGGCGTGGGATTTGCGGCATCCCAGCAGGATAAGGTCACGACGCGCCCAGGATGGCCGCCAGCTCGGCCGCAAACTCAGGGTCATCACCAGGGTCAACGTCGCCACCAGCCAGCACCCAGCGGCCGCGGCAATGCGGGTGCACCAGGCCCGCGGGGATCCACCACATCTCGGCCGGGTCGCGCTCCACCAGCACATCCCCGACGCGCTTACGCGGGGACGCTGCGCGCCCGATGTTGTTCTTTCCGGGCCAGACCATGCGGTCCGGATCCTTCTTGGGGTGATCCGGCGAGACGACCTCGACCACCGCGCCGTCGATGCGCCGGCAGAACGCGCAGGCGCCGTCGTAGCGCTCCACGCGCTTGATCCGGGTCCCGGGCTTCAAGCTGGCGATGTAGCCCTGCAGCTGGGCTTCTCCGGCCTCCGTGACCGCGATCCGGCGCCAGTCCCGGTTCATGGCGCCGAACTCGTCGAGCAGCTTTGTCTCCAGGCTGTGGGACCCGGCGAGCGCCGAACCGAACGCCTGCTCTTCCAGGTGGGCGGCCACCACCACGCGCATGCGGTGGCGCGCGCTTTCGCTCAGCGCCCGAACATTCTCGGCCACCCGCTGGCGCGCGAACGTGAGCACGTTGCCGGCAAGCGCGGACAGCGGGACGCCCATGGCCGACGACGACGGCAGAGAGGCCAGGATGGCGTCGGCCTGCTTCAGCGTGGGCGGCTTTTCGAGGTTGGCCTGAACCTTGCCTAGCATGCTCGCCTTGGTGGCCAGCCAGTCGGCCTCGGCCAGCATGGCGTCGGCCGGAAGGTAGCTCTGCACCACGTACTCGATCGCGAGCATGTGGTCGTTCAGCGTCCACTGGGCCGGCGGCAGACTTTCGAGGTACAGGCGCGCCAGGGCGAGCTCCCCCTGCGACCAGTGCGACATGATCCCCGGTGGTGGCGCGGGCGCTGCAGCGGCGGTGTGATTGGCTCCCGACTTCCAGGCCAGGAACTGCGTGCGGACGGCATCCAGGCGCATCAGGCCGCGCTCTGTGAATAGCTCGATCAGGCGGTGCACCAGGGGCGAGTCGTGCGGCTTCCAGATACCGTCCTTGCCGTGGTCGTGGCCATCCGAGAGGGCCTTGTACAAGCCCTCAAGGGTGTCGTTGGTGACGGACTCGGGAACGTTGATCAGGTCGAGGAATAAGCCCATGGCGGAAGTATGGGGTCACGACAGCTGGAGCGGGCCGCGGGAATCGAACCCGCCTGGTCAGCTTGGAAGGCTGATGCCTGAACCGATCGGCCAGGCCCGCATACAACGAAGCCCACCGAAGTGGGCCTCGCGGCTGGTTGCTGCCCAGCGCATCAGCTGCAGGACGACATTTCTGGGCCTGCGCACTTTTGCAGCTACCCCTTGCGGGGCGCATCACTCTACAGAGGTGAGTTGATGGTGCTGAGGACGATTCAGCGGCATCCAGCGCGCCCGGCGGTACTTTACATGCCACAAGGACGCCAGCTCGCGCGGCGCGCTGGTTCGGATAGCCTCGCGCCACCTACTGAGCGCACCCGAAGCAGGCCGATCCGGCAGCCCGCAACATCCTCGCTTCTCGGTTCGCGACCATCGTGGCGGCGCCCTATTGCGGATCCAGGATAGACAAGTCCCTTCTCGCTACTGCAGCAGGAGCGCCATCACGATGGCCCTACGCCCGTTTTGGTGGGCGGACGCAGGTCACCGTGTCGGGGTACGTCTCCCGCCCGGGCTTTCACCGTTCGTGTAGCTGCTCGTCCGTTGATGGACCACACACCCCAGAAGCTTGGGCCTTACCGCCGTGCTCGCCGCCCTACCAGCTCCGGCCCTTTCGGGTATCGCGGCTTGAGGACTGGGTCCGCACTCCTGCCCCACAAGGGGAGACGTCACGCATGCCACAGCACACAGCAGTCTCGCGCTTCGGTGAGCCAACGGGCGAGGCCCCGAAAGGCCTCGCCGAATTGACACACAACCCGCGCTTCTCGGGGGGTTGTATTGGTTGCGAGGGCCCGATTTGAACGGGCGACATTCTGGGTATGAACCAGACGCTCTACCAGGCTGAGCTACCACGCGCCAATGGGAACAGCCGGAAGCTGCTCTCATTGGCGGCCTGCAAGCAGGACCAATGCCCGGGTACGCTATCCGGGTCCGACGCATGGGCATGAAGCCCGATGGTGGACGGCACACCACACCACATGGAGTGGATGCGATGTTAGCACCATCCCGACAATGGCCGCCTGGTGTTGCCACCATCCAACGGGCACTGGTGCCTGCGGTAGCGACGGCACCCATCGGGATGCATTGCTGCAAACCGACCCCGGGTCGCGCCGGAGGAAAAAATCCCGGCTTGCGCCGGCCCTGCTGGGCTTCAGGGTGTTTTTTTGAGTCTAAGCTGTTCCTGCCGTGCTTCCGGCGGAATCCCAACAAAACGACGCCGGCCGGACGCATCCTGAACAATCAGACCGTCCTCGCCTTCCTCAATCACGTGGTAGCGCTGCTCGGCGCGCTTCTTGTGCCCAGACAGGTGCTCCCAGCGGATCCGGTGCTGGGCGCCTTCGTGCTCCACCGTGCAGCCATGCTTGCCGGTGCAGACGACCTTGCCGGACACAGGCTGGCCCGATCGGTGGAAGAACACCTCATCACCCGCACTGGCGCGGTAGGCCCCAGCGGCGGCCTGCTGGCGCGCGTTCTTGGGAGCGTTGAAGTCGGCCATTACGGCTCCACCGTGAACACCGGCAGGCCGAAGGACTTCTTCAGGCTGCCATCGTCGAACATCCCTTGTTCCTCTTGCCCAGCGTCGCCGCCAGGCGGGGCGCCAGTGGCGTCCTCGTCGTCGCCACCCACGCCAGGCGGAGGCTGTCCGCCGCCGGCCGTCGGGTCGCCGTAGTCCTCCTGCGAGGCCTGCTTGGACGCCTGGTACGCGCCAGAGAGCACAGGGTTCAGCGGCGCATCGCCGATATCGCCCTCAACCGCATCCAGGTTCAGGTGGGTCTTGCGGGCCTCGTTCCAGGTCATCAGGGTCTTGGCCTTGTCCCAGGTCGTCTCCGGCGATTCCTCGTCGAGCCCGGTCCAGCGGAAGCAGTACTTGTCGCCGAACTCCGACACCACGTAATCCGAGAACACGTCCTCGAAGTGGGTCAGCAGCGGGCGCAGGCCTTTGTCCTTCGAGTTGACCAGCTTCTCTTCGGTGTCCGAGCCAGACAGAGACGACGTGCCCGCGGTGAAGGACTCGAAGTTGATCTCGTCCGGCGCGATGCCGTAGATCGCGCAGATGATCGACGTCAGGAACGTCATCCATTTGGCGAACATGATCTCGTTCACCTCGACGCCGAAGTTCTCGAAGGCGGCCTTGGACTCCTGATTTTTCGACACGAGCACCGGCAACGTCCACGCGTTGTTGATGCCCTTGACCATGGCATTCCAATAGCGCTTGAAGGCGGCCATGTCCTGCTCGGCGTAGTCGCCGGTCAGGTGCAGCAAGCCCTTGGGGATGCTGTTCGAGTCGAAATAGCGCGTGTTGTAGGTGAAGGCGTTCAGGAAGCCGGTGACGACGCGCACCAGCAGCTCGACCTCGGACAGGCCGTAGCCGCCCACCATCACGTCGGTGCGCGGATTGCGCGGCACGTAGATCAGGTCGTCGAAGGTGTAGGCGGCCCGGATGTTCCCGTCGACCACCTGCAGGGCGAATATCTCGTCGTCGCCCTGGTAGCCGATCTCGTTGGCCAGCCGGATGGTCGCACCGTCCACGGCGTACATGCCGTCGATGCCCATCGCCTTGTTGCGCTTGTACTCCGTCTCGATCGGCGCGCTGTCCATGGTGAGGCTGTCGCGCACCAGCTTCGCCATGAGGCCGGAGAAGTTGTCGCGCTTGAGGCGCGCGCGCTGCCGCGGGTTCTTTTCCCAGCCGCAGTGCGTGAAGAAGTCCTGCAGGAGCGCCACCGACTGGTGCTCATCTGTCCCCAATTTTTCGTTCGGGTCCTTCAGGGCGATCTTGAAGCCCGGGCCCTTGCCGCCGTCGGCCACGCGACAAAAGCGCTTGACCTGGCGGATCCGCGTGAAGACCACCGCAGACAGGATGGGGGTCTGATCGACCATGCCGCGCAGCATGTCGAAGGACATGGAGCTCCAGCGGTCGCGCCACTCCCCCATGGCGTTGCCATACGTGTCGTTGATGTGGACCGACTGCATGCCGGCCTTGCCGCGCTCGACCGCCCGGGACGGGAACGGGATCACGTTCGCGCGCGACAACGACTTCGCAAAATCCTGCTCAGCGTAGCTCTCGCGCATGTACTCGATGATGGGCGCCATGTCCTGCACCGAGGACGGCATGGCGTCCTGCTGCGCCTCTCGGAGCGCATCGACGCGCTCGTCTTGGGGGGCGCCATCAGCGTGGGCAACAGAAAGTGCAGTTTCAGCCATTTACCCAGTGTGCCGTCACGACGAAAGCGGTTGACTGAACGCCAGGTGTTGCAACAAAATTGCAGCATCACCAACCGAGAGCCGCATGAACAAAAGAGAAATGACCCCTTCCGAGCGCATGAAAGAACGCGTGCGCGACGTCCTGCTCGCGATCACGATCGGATTCGGGGTCGCCTGGTGGTTGGCCAGCTGGTCGGCCGCCTGATCAGGCAAACAGCATGCAACCCGGGTCCGTGTGGCGGACCAGGATGTTGTCGCGCTCCGAGCAGCGGCCAGCCTCATACGCGGTGCACTTGCCACAGGTGCCATCCCGCATCACCAGCCTGGCATCCTCCATCAACGCGCCAACGACGGGCGTGTAGGCCTCCAGCGCCTTCTGAACCGACGTCTCCTTCGGTTTTTCCTCCACCGGCAAGATGAAGGTGTTTGTGCCGTAGGCCCGGGCCCAGGCCACGTCGCACAGCATGTTGGCGTAGCTGGTGTGCGGGTCGATGCCGACCTTCACCACCCGGCGCTTGAACTTGCGCTCTTCCTCGTCCTTCTCGGCCACCAGGGCGGTGCGCGTGAAGTGCAGGAACGCCAGGTCTTTGCAGACCGCCCGCATTTCGCGCTTGCCCTTTTCGAGCACCTCCTGCACCAGGGCGGACGGGTCCGGGAACAGGCAATGCGTTTTCTGGAACCGGCCCATCGACACCTGCATGCACTTGTACTGGTCGAGCGTGACAGTGAACTGATCGCGAGCCTCATCGGTGGTCCGGCGGTCGCTGGCGTCCTGCTTCGGGGTGTCGCCCCAGCGGATCATGTCGCCTTCCATGTTGCCGTAGCCGGCCAGAAACACCTTGCCGTGGTGCCGGCGCGCAAAGGACTTGGCGCTGTCGTAGTTGGGCAGCGTCTCCACCACGCAGCACTGGACGCCGTAGATCGCCATCAGCTCGTCGCACCGGCGCCAGGGCGACGCGTCCGGATCCTGTGGCGTGGGCGAGATGTAGATGTACTCCAGGTGGATGGTCGCCTGGCGGCCGTCAGGCATGCGCTCCTTGATGATGGCCACGATGAAATTGCCCATCTGGTCCAGCCCCATGAACGTGCCCTTGGCGGAGAGCTTCCACATCAGGCCAGCGGCCATGCCGGCGGCAGCGCAGGCGTTCAGAATCTCCAGGTTGACCGGGACCTGGGATGGGTCGGTATAGGGCTTGCCCAGCTTCCGGTTGAAGAAGTTCTTCATGTCGTCGGCGTTGTGGTACGCCTCGATGATCTCGCGCGGTGAGATCGTCGGTGACAGGAACTGGGGGTAGTGCACGGAGCGGATCTCGGCGTCCGGGTTTTTGGCAATCCACTCGCCGTCCTGCGGATCGTCGATCCAGCCCGAGCAGCTGACGCACCGGTACCGGTACTCACCCAGAGCGACGGCCTTTCCACGGTTCACGCGGCGCGGCGCATCCGGGTCGTAGCCGATGCACTCCGGGAAGTGCTCATCGAGCACCTGCAGGTGGCCACAGCACGGGCAGCGCGTGTGGAACTGGTGTTGGGTGCCGCGCTTGAACCACCAGTGGATATCCGAATCCGGCCAGTTGGCCGTGGAGCCCATCAGGGTGTAGCGCAGCTCCGACGCGGACATACGCTCGCGGACCTTCTCCATGTCCGCGATCGCCATCTCCTGCACCTCGTCGAACGAGATGATGTCCATGGGAAACGACTCGGTCGCCGTCTTGCCGGTGGTCCAGAGGAAGTGGAAGCGCGACGTGCCCATGTTGCGGATCAGCACGTTGCCCTCGCCACCCCGGGTGCCGGTGGCCTGCTTGTCGGTCATGAGCGTGTAGACTTCCGGGATGGTCCGGACGATCGGCATGAAGCGCTCCGATGACTTGCCAGAGGCCAGCATCTGAGACGGCATGAACATGCCGATCTTGGCCGGCGCGAAGCGCAGCGCCAGGTAGAGCATGGCCAGCATTTCAAACACCGTGAAGCCCACCTGGGTGCACTTCATGATCACGTCGACACGACCGAACGCCTCGGCGAGCGTGGACGGGATCAGGTCGTAGATGAACCGCATGGCCGGACGGTTCGACAGCGTGAACGGGTGGCCGTCCACCTTCAGACCGCTGGCCTCCAGGCGCTCGCACCACCCGAGGAATGTCTCACCGGTCAGCAGGGTCTGCTGCTCGGGGGTGAGCTCGACGGCGTGCTCCAGGAACTCGGCGCCAAAGCGCTGCTGGTACTCCAGGTCGCCAGCCGACTCGGCGGCCTTGCGAGTTTCCTCCGGCAGGTGCGGATTTTGCAGGCTGTCGAGCTGGTGGGACGCCCACTCCGGGTCCCGCAGACCCAGGCGCCAGACCTTGTAAAACCCGTTCTGCTTTCCGTAGGCGCCGGACAGGATCCACGCCGACCCGTTGTGCACGCGCAGGGCCGGGCTGAGCACGTCGAACCAGACGTCGTCGAAAGACTCGATGTGGCGCGCGTCATCGACCACGATCAGGGCGTACTGCTCGAAGACCTCCTGCTTTTCCTCCAGGCTGTAGAAATCGATGATGCCACCAGACGTCAGCTCGATGCGGCGCGTGTTCACCCGGCGCTTGATCAGCGGGTCGATCGCGCGCATGACGCGGCGCCGGACCTCCACCATGTCGTCGTCGGTGGCCGCAAAGAAGGCCACCGGCCGCTTGCCGACCAGGGCGCCGCGTTTGGACGTGAGAAGGACGTCGATGCCCAGGGTGGTCTTGCCGCCCTGCTCCCCCA